GCCATTTTCGCCAACGAGTACCGTGGGCCGGTCGATGTAGCCACGGGCATCGGGGTCGAGGTGGGCATTGAACCTCTTGCCGTCTTGCGCCCGCTCTACGGGGAAGCCGCCTTCCTCGGCGCCGGTGATTGGCGTTGCTGCGATCATGGCGATTTGTGCAGCACCCATCGCTGCCATAATGCCGGCTGGGATAAGTCCCCAGGGTATTCCCCACTCCGAGAGGGTTTTCACAACACCGGCTGCGGTGTTGATCGTTGCCTGGATAATACTCTGCTGTTTCTGACGTTTGGCCTGCTTGATTTGGAGTTCTTCCTGCTTGCGCTCGTACTCGGCCTCCATCTGCTCGACGGCCTGGGTGTGCTGTTCTTCGGTCATCAGCCCGGCATCGAGTCGGGATTGCAGTTGTTTTTTCTTGGTGTCTTGGTTCTTCTTGTACTTTTTGAGTTCGGCGTTCTCCTTGGCCGTCATCATTTTGTCGTAACTGGCATATAGGTCCATTGCCATATTAGCGGCTTCGGCTGCGGCCATGAGTGCCATTGCCATTTCTTCGGCTCCGAATTTCCCGGCGGAGATGTTATCGAAGAACAGCGCCCAGTCATCCTGAGAGAATCCGAAGAGATTCCCGCCCCGGTTTTGTGTGAAGGAATAGCCAACTTCTTCCACCTTGTTGGCCGCTGCGTCAATAGCTCCTTCCACCTCTTTGATGCGGCGAATGAGGTCATTTTTCTCCTGCTCGGAGAGGAGTGACGTGTCGAGATCAATCGTTTGGAGCACGCCTTTCAGGTCCCGAAAGGCCATCATCCCGGAACCGCTCAGCGCTTGGAGCTGCGTGAGCGTCGAGCGCAGGTATTCCTCGTCGAAGGCTTTGAGTTCATTGATTTGTTGCTGTTTGAGCCGGGCTCGTTCCGTTTTGGAGAGTGTGGCGGTTTGAAGTTCTGCCTTGTGGCGTTCCTGCATCACCTGGCGGCTCTGTTTGTATTCGTTTTCTTCCTGCTTGAGAGCGTCCGTTGCCCGTTGGAGTTCGATCTTCGTGAGGTTCCGATTATGAGCAAGTGCAAGTTGTTCCAGCGCCGCGGCGTTCCCGGCGTGTTGTTTCTTTTTACGCTCGTAGTCCGCATTCTCCCGGTCCGTGGCATTCGTCATGTTCTGGATGCGGAGGTCCTCGGCCGCTTCGGCCTGCTGCTGCTCGCGCTTCTTCTGCTCGATCAGTTTGTCGGAAAGTTGGGCTTCGAGTTTCGCACGGGCCTCCCCGGCATCTTTATTCGAGGTGAGGCGGGTTTTGAGAAATGCGATTTCGAGGGCCAGCAGTTTATTTTGGTACTCCTGCTCTGTGGCGATTTCTCCGTCGGCGAACTGTTTACGGAGTTTCAGTTTTTCGGTCTCAAAATTGGCATCCGAGATCTCCGATTCGTTCTTTTTCAGTTCGAGGAGTTTGTCGGTGAGTTGTATTTCGAGTTTCGACCGGGCTGCGCCGGATTCTTTGTTGGCTGTGAGGCGGGCTTTGAGTGCCGCGATTTCGAGGGCCAGCAATTTCCCTTGGTATTCGCGTTCTGTGGCGATTTCTCCGTCGGCGAATTTCTGGCGAAGTTTCTTTTTTTCGGCCAGGAAGGCGGCATCGTTATCGAGGCTCCACTTGTTCTTGCTGTCCCCACCGTCGAAGCCGCCGGCGGAATCATCCGGATTCAGAGGATCGTTGTCGGTTGTGTTCGGCTTTGTGGTCGTCGGGGTGGTTGATGTGATCCCGAAGCGGTTGCGAGCCTCTTTGTCGGCGGCATTTTGCGCGTCGCGGAGCTCTTGTAACTTTCGAACCAATCGCTGCGCCTTTGCTGAACCGGTTGTAAGCCAGGCGTCGAGAGGCTGCCCGCCGAAGAAGGCATTCATAATCTGGCTGTAATATTTCGATGCCTTCTCGGTGTAGTATTGGTCGTTGAGTTTTTCCCAGAGTTTGTCTGATATATCGCTAAATTGTTCATCGAAGGCGGTTTGCTGGGCTTCGACGAATTTGTTGTACTGCCGCGTCTTGGCGCTCTGCATGATAGCGGCCGTCAGCGAGTCGTATTTATCCCGAAGGGTTTGTACGGTTAAAGTTTCATTCTTCAGCGTGTTATCGTATTTGCCGAATTTGTCTATGATCTCCTGCTTCGTGTCGTTGTACTCTTTCGTTCCTACTTTGCAGCCTTCCAGTTTCCCTTTCAGCCGGTCGAGTTCAGTGCGCTCTGTTGCGGCTTCCGTCGCGGCAGAGCGCATGTGGCCAGACAATAATTTCTGAAATTTTGCCGCTGCGCTGGTCCGGCTGGAGAATAGCGCGATGGCGCTTGCCAATCCGGACATGGCGAGCGTGGCCCAGCCAATGGGTCCCATAGATACAAATAACCCTTTGAAGGCGAGACCTGCGGCCCGCAGGTTCCCGGCGAGGAGAAGTTGCGCCGCGGCCATCAGTTTCGTCGAGGCTGTTCCTTCCTTCATTACCAGGGCCTCGCGCATGAGCGCAATTTGGTGCGCTTTGCTCCATGTCACCAGTAATTTTTTTCGGGCGAGGAGTATGCTGTCCCACTTTTCCTTAATCTTCGCGGCTGCCGCGTAAGAGACGTATGCCGCGATCAGTACAAGGATTGCCCCTTTGTTCTTTATCAGCCACTCAATGAGGATGCGGGAGGCTTTGATAAGCGATGCTTGTGCCGAGAGGCCTTCGTAGTAGGCCGGGAGCAGGGATTTTCCGAGGGCGGCCGCCTCGGCCGTGATTTGCTTTTTTCGTTTTTCGGCGATTGCTTCAGCCGAGTTGTTCATGATGTTGAACTCCTGAAGGCACGAGGTTCCCTCCTCGAAGGCTCGGTTGGCAATTTCCTGCTGCTGGCGCAGTTTGTCGGTGTTCTGGGCCAAGGCTGTAAGAACTCCCGTCGCTCGGGTACTGTCCAGTTTGAGCGAGTCGAGAGCTGCGACGATTTCCGCCATGGCGGCGCCATCGGAGCCCATTCCCTCAGCCATTCGGATCAGCGCCTCGTTCATATCCTCGACCATCAACTTCTTGAAGTCTTTGACGTTCATCTTTGCGGCGGCGGCGAAGGCGTCCGTGCGGCGGAACATGCCGGTGATGACTTGCGACATGGATGTTCCTGCCACCTCCATCGTCTGCCCGAGGTCGTCGAGAGTGGCGCCCAGACCGGCGATGTTGGCCAGGGACATTTTCGCCGAATAGCCGACACCACCCACGCGGCGCATGAACTCGACGATGTTGGCTTCGTTGGCTGTCGATGATTTGCCGAGTTCGTTCACCGCCGCTGCTGTTTTCATCATGCCCTGCTCGATGCCGAACTCTTTATTGAGTTGGAATACATTTACGAGTTTCCCGATTTGGCCGATAGTTGTTTCGACGTTATCCCCGAGGTCTTTGCCGAGCGAAATTTTTATGATGTCGGCCGCGCGGGTAAAGCCTTCAATGTCCTGCTTGGCGATGCCCAGTTTGCCGCCGATGCGGGCCAGGGAGAGGAGCTCCTCCTGGGCGGTGCGGGTGTCTATTTTGCCCAGGCTCTCATTCAGTTCTTCAACCTCCTCGCGGGTCATGCCGGTAGTCTTGCGGGCGTTCGACATTGCTTCGTCCAGTCCCGAATAGGTCTGTATCGTTTTGTGAAGGCCCGAACCGACCATTGCGAATGAGGCGAAGGTAGCCGTTACAGTTCCGATATACTTATTGACCCGAGAAGCCATGCGGCACATGACGCCTTCGGTCGAAGCAGTTTCGGTGCGAAGTTGCGCCATGCGGCTCGTTACGGCCTGCAATTCGTTCCGCAGCTGTCGCCATTGGGGCGTTCCGGGTATGACGTTGCGCATGGCATTCCGTAGTTCGGCGTGTCGCTGACTCAATTCGGAGGTCGTCATTGATGTCAGTTTCATTTGGGATTGGAGCTGCTTTACCCGGGTTTCGTTGGCCTTGATCGTCTCGTTGTTGCGTTTGAGCGCGGCGGAGATCTCCTCGATGCGGGCCTTGTTTGCGCCGCCTTCGGTGCGGAGTTTCTTCTGTTCTGCCCGGAGCCGTTCGTTTTCGGCTCGCAAGTCGCGGCTGTTGCGGGTTAGTTGCAGGATTTCCTTGCGTGCGGGATCGCCGTTGACGATGATATTAAGGCGCAGGTTTTCCTCTTTGAGTGTCTTTGCCATGCGTTATTTGTTTTCGAGTTCAGCACGAATGCGTGCGGCGACATCCGGAGTGAGGTCGTTGGCGAGGCGTGCGGCGATGGAGTTGAAATGTCCCCAGATGAACCGATTGTGGATTTTACGGTTGCGGCGCACGACTTTCGAGCCGTACTTCATGGCTTTGAGGTCGAGAAAACGTTGGTATGCGGTGTGGGAGACGGCCAGTTTGCCGGAATATCCGTCGGCGGCCGAAACTTCGGTCCGGCGGTGTTCCAGAATGCGTTTAGTGTGGAAGTGGAGCCGTGCAGCGAACGCAGCTCCTTGATTTTTCAGAAGGCGGGCGCCTTCGGATGTGAGAATTTCTTCTACGAATCGTTGCTCGACGAGTGATGCCATTTCATTCGTTTTGCAACAAAAATAGCCGCCCGAAGGCGACCATTAAAGGACAAAAATAGAGCTTAGAATCGGCATGGCATTATCTCACCATCCGTTTTTTTCACGCAGGGCTCCAATATAGCAGGCCCCAAGAAAAATCAATATTCCTATTGCGAGTAGTATCATATTACAATTGAACGTCGATATGTAATTTCCCTCCCAATCCGCGCTCTACAATATCGAACAGCGTTTTGAGAGTAATGTTCCCTCCGTCGTTTTCGACCTTTGAAATGAACGTGCGCTTTTTGTCGATTCGGTCGGCCAGTTGTGCCTGAGTCATCTCTTTCTGTTCCCGTGCCGTTCGGATTTTCAGCCCGATCCGCAATGCGTCGAGATCGCGTTCGATACGGTCGCGTTCCGGCGTGCCTATTTCGCCGTAATATTTTGTTTTGATCTGGTCTAAAGTTTTCGTTTTCATTTTTTTGTCTCCTTTCTTTTTTCGTCGTAGTATTCCGACATAATTTTTTCGGCTTTTTTGATCTCTCCTGGTGGAGTTTTCTGTGTCTTCTTCTGGAAGCCGCACAATAATACTACCATTTTGTTGCCATCGAAAAAGCAGAAAATCCGGAATATGTCGCTTCCGAGTTGTACCCGTATCTCGAATAGCCCATTAGTGCCTTCGATATATTTCAAATATGTAACGGGGACTCGCTCGATCTGCTCGATGATGTCGAGTACCTTGATGATTTTATCCCGTACCTTCTGCGATTGTTTTTCGAAAAACTCTTCGAAATAATCTTTGTAGGTAACGACTTCTCTTGCCTTTTTCATACTACAAAGGTAATTTATAAATTACATTCTTGCAAATAAATTGCCGAAAAAATTAGCCCTCGACGAGTTTTTATCGTCGGGGGCTTTGGCAGGTAGTGTGATTTACGCCCGATAAATCATTATATCGGTGTATCGTGCATTGTAGGTGATTGTGTTGTCTATTTCCTTTCGCGTGGCTTTCTTGAACGGAGAACCGAATCCGTGTGCATCCATCCAGTCGAAGAACTCGATGACGGAGGACTTGTTCGAGGTGAAATAAAAGAAAGGGTGCTCCATGATGGTGGAGAAAACGTCAAGATAGTCGGCCAAACGCCAATATCCGTTATAATGTCCGGCTTGGGTTGAAAGGTACGGCGGATCGACGAGAAATACTACACCCGGGGTATCTTTGTATTGGGAGAATAGTTCGCGGTAGTCGGCCTTGACGATTTCCAGTCCGTCAAGGTATCCGTCGCAGGCATAGGGTGTCTGCTTGGTAGTATTGTAGAGCGTTTGCTTTTCAATCTCGCGGATGTTTGTTGCGTAATTCCCAGAGAACAGAATTGAGGAGGAGATCGTAATGTAGTCAACGAATCCGGTGTGTTCGTACCGTCTCAGCAGATCGATGATTGTCTGCCGTTTGGGCTCGGATACTTTTTTCTTACGTGGCAAGCCGTCGAGTATTGTGCGGATTTCAGCGATGATGGTGTTTGTCCGTTCGACATTCTCGATACGGTGATGGAAGTCGTCGTAGTCATTATAAACGACGTGAGCGTCCGGCCTCTGGCGTTTTACGACATGCGATAGCAGTCCGGAACCTCCGAACAGATCGACGAATGTCGTTGCGGTGGGGAACTCTTGCAGGGCTTCGCGGAACAGTTTGACAAAATTGCGTTTTTGTCCCATGAACGGGAGCGGGGAGGTGTTGTAAACTTTTGCAGACATTGGTGGTGTGTTTTGGGCCTGCGAAAGTCCGACTTATTGCTGTGTATGCCAACTATTCGGGGGGGTATCACTGCACGTTCCGTGCAGTCCTTTTCGAGGTGAGCGATGATGTTGTAGACCTTCCGTTCGCTCACAGCATACCTTTCAGCGAGTACCGCGACGATATAGGTCATTTTTTCGCGGCGGGCCTTCATGGCCCGGTAGTCGTTATATAGTGGAAGGTGCTTGTGGTCGTCGGGACGGATGCCTATTCGTTCGAAACGGTCGAGTATTTCCCGGTTGAATGCGATGATCTCGTATATTTTCATTACTTTTGTATCTCTGACTTACATGCAACAAATTGAACGCTCGACATGGAGCCTTGAGGTTTTGTCCCCGGCTATCCGTGTCGAGCGGTGTGTTGTATGTAAGTCAGAAGATATGCAACGGTCGGGGACTTTTTAATTATCCCTTTTTATATAAGTGTCTTGCCATTATCTCTATTTGAGTGTTAATGTCGCGGCCCATCCGTCCCATCCGCCGAACCGTCCGGCTTCCGGCAGGATTACTGCTTCGACGAACTCCATTCCTCTCAGTAGGGGGCATGGCCCGGAGATGTTCGCTCCGCATATATCGTTGATAAATTTGGTGAGCAAGGCTTGCAAGACATTGAGAGTTTCCAGATAGAGCCAGTCGGTTTGTTCCTGCGTGCGTGTTTGCTCCTTACCTTTTTCGAGAACGAAGATGATGAGCGTGTGCGGCCCTTTGATGTTATCGCAGTCTCCGGTGAGCGTTGCCTCCGGGAGTGAGATCACGATTTGACGAGGTTCGCGTTTGGGAGAGTTGAGCACGAGCGTTCCTTGGTCCTCGTTTGCCACGAGGAAAGGCGCCGGAACATCGGTCATGCCTTCGTGGATGTTTCGGCAGTACTTAATCAGTCTTGTGATTTTTTCGAGCATTGTCGGCGTTGTATTTGTCATTGAGTAATAGGAGAAGCACGTCGATTATGTTTGTCGCGGATGTCTCCTTCATGTCGCCGAAGGTTCGGCGCTCGGCCATGTTGAACAATGTCCCGAGCCATCCGAGTGATTTCCCGGGGGGCTCGTTGTCGTTAAACAGCGGCGCAAATGATACCTCGCGGCCGTTGATCGTGAAGGTGCCGCGCTGGAGGTTATCGACGCATGCAGCGTACCAGAGCAGGAACAGATGTTTTTTCCAGGATGGCACAAACCGGAAGATGCGGGCGGTGCGTTCCGTGCGGTCGATGTCGAGCGGTTCGACTCGCCGGCCGGCCGGTTGCTGTGGTCCGGGGCGGCGGTAGAGCGTGGCGAGCAGGTTGTCTATGTGCCGGGAGTCCTTAGTTGCTGTATAGAGCGTCAGTTCGGCGTCGGCCGCGATCAGCTCTTCGAATGAAATATCCATGAGGGCGTCAGCCGGGCCGACCAACCGGCGCCATCCTATGCGCAGGGTTGGCAAGTGGTTCTCCAAACAGTCGAATGCGGGGAGGAGTTCGTCGTTATTCGTTGAAAAGAGGAACCCGAGGAGTTCTTCGGCCAGGAGTACTACTTTCTCCGCTCGACGATGTGCTGCGGCCGGATGCAGGCGTTCCCAGACGATGCTGCGCACGGTACGCTTTATTCCGGCGAGTTTGTAAAGCACACGTATCCGGAACTCCGTGAGAGATATGCGACCGCATTGGAGTGCGTGAAATTGCCGCATGACGTGGAAGAGTTGCGGTCGGGTCATCTCGGCGTAGGAGGACGGAATGTTGACCGCAATTCCAGCTTCGGGTATTTCAATGCGGTTCATCAGGTTAAGCAGTATTTTTTCGACGGATCGTTATCCGGCAAGAGTGCGACATGCCGTGCCGGATTTCGGCGGTTGGTCACGGCTTTTTGAAGTTCTGTTTTCGCGTCGGTGGCTTCTTGCTCCAATGTGCAGAGCAGTTTTCGTGTTGCGGCATCGTCGATATTGCCGCCTCGGCCGCCTTGGAAAGAGTCGGAGAATCGGCGCACGATCATCGTCGGCAGAATCTTGACCGACATGCGTTTCACCGCGGTAATGACGGCATAGAGGGGGATGCAGAGTTTCGCGGTTGCAAATTGCTCGGCCAAATCCTCGCCGATGTCGCCGGCCTTCATGCGTTCGAATGCTTCTTCGCCAACGATAGGCCGGATAATGCGGTCTTGCGCCTCCAGCATGAACGGCACGAGGATATAGAACATGCGGGGTGAATCTTCGAGCGGGAATACAGCCTGGAAGGTGTCGAGGTCTTTGATAAAGCACTCGGCGAGTTTTTGCCGGAGCGGGGAGGTCTTCCATTCTTCGATCTGTTCCTCCTCCAAAAAGGTGTAGAGTTCATCGAGCGAACGGTAGTATTTGTCGAGTAAAGCCTGGTCGTCGCGGTCGTACTGCCATTGCCAAGGCATTTTTTCGCTTTCTTCGTGGATTTTGACTTTGCGGCCGCCGTCCTCGTGCGAAAGGATGTTCTGTTGGTAGAAGCGCACCATGGCGAGTTGTGCGATAGCTGTTTGTATCGCAGTTACGAGCTGCGAGTCGATCCCGCCGTCTTGTGCAGTGAACTCCGGTGTCCGGTAGTATTTCTCAGCCCGGTCGAAAATTCCGGGTCCGATGAGTTTTCGGATGGTCCGGCTTGCGGAATTTATTTCCGATTCGATGACTGCGAAGTCGTTGCTCTGGAAATAGGTGCCGACGAGAGTCTGGATTTCCTTGGCGCCGTCATTGTCTTTATTGAAAATCATGGTTCTAATTGTTTCGGATTCGATCTTCTGGGGCTGTTTCCTCCTGCGTCATGAGGCTCTGGTGGTAAAATCCGAGCTGGAGATCTGTTTCGGGAAAGTTGAAACGGATCGCCTGGTTAATGGGGTCAAGGATGACCATTTCGGGGATCGCCACGTCGGAGAGTTTGTAAATTTGATGCGCATAGAGCATCTCCGATCCGGAGGCGAGTTTCCCGTTGACCATGATGTTCGTGAGCGATGGGTGGAGTTGCATGCCCGAGGTGATCGCGGAATTCGCCGCTTCGCCGATTTTAAGCTGCGATTCGACGAAATCCTTGATCTTTTGGTCTACGGCTTCTATTTTCCATGTGCAGAGGTTCCCGTCGGGATCGTAAAAGTCGATGGATTCGAAAAATTTGCCCGCATTCTTCTTGCCGGAGAGCACTTCGGTAATTGTACCCATGATTTTGTCTTTCAACACGGCGACCATTGCGTCGAGTTCCGTTTCCTGGGCATCCGGGTGTTTTTCACGCAATACGTCTTTTTTGCGCTCCCAGTAGAGAGCCGGCGAGTGGATGTGGTATGCGAGGTTGAGTCCGTTGTCGGTAACGTATCGGAATATCGTGGGGATGTCGGAACCGCGCAATATCCATCGGATCGCCCCCATGAAGGCCGGTGTCGAATAGAAGTTGCGACCGAACGAATAGGAATAGTTGTACGATGCCGACACGGGATATTTTCCCGGGTCGAACGGATCGTACACGGGGAAAGTCCTCACGCCTGATGTGAGGCAATCGTTTTCGAAGTCTCCGACGAAAATGTGCTTTACATCTTCCAGTTGCCGGCTCTCGGCCCATTCGAGGCGGGCGTTCGTTGCCTTGACGAATTGAAGGCGTGCGATGCGGGGTTTGCGGCCGAGACGGTCGCCGAGGCGCTGACCGCGTTCGAGGATGTGCAAGGCGAAGAATCCTTGCAGGTGGAGGTAATCGACCAGCGCTTTTTCGATGAACCGTTTGGCGTCCCAGGAGCGGAGCCATGCGGAAATGTTCGGATCGTCATCGTATTCGCGGATAATGCGGCCGTCTTTCACTCGGTGCCGGTAGAGAAATGCTCCCTGCCCGTAGAGCAGACCTTTCTGCCGTTGGAGAATCCCGGGCGCGAGGTTATTGTCCTGCACCAGATCGCGCACCATGACGGGCATGTCGTTCCCGGGGCCGAAGGCCACGATACGCTTGCCCATGACATTCTGGTAGGAGTACTCCCAGTTCGGATTGCGTGCGGCGTTGAATATCGTCATGTCGCCGCCATAGCTTCGTCCGGTGGAAATTGAATAGGCCATTTGTCCGGCTTCCACGACAAATGACGAAGGGGAAATTTTATGTATTTTCGTTTTCATGCGTAGACTTTCTCTCCGTTGAACGACATCAGAAGGGGCTGGTAGAAATGACGTGCCCGGCCGGTGTCGATGTCGATGTATTCTTCGATGATTTCGGCATGGCGGTGGTGCGTGTCCTGTGCCCTGGCTCGGAGGCGGGCGTGGCGTACCTCGACGATTCCCTCGCTCTGGCCGGCGGAACTATTGTAGGACATGAACGAGAAACTGAAGGTTTCGTTCTTGCGCGAGAGTTCCCGCATGCGTCGTATGGCATCGAATAGTTCCATACGGCAAAAATAGCGGTGCGGTGGTGTGGGATAAAGGACAAAAAATGTGAATCCGCTATTGTTTCGGGTATATTTTTTCGTAATTTTGTCCCTGTACATAGGGTTGAATCCGCAGGCGAGAGCCGACGAATTTGATCCACTTTCGGGAGGGAAGGCGTTATTCCCTCCCTTTTTTTGCCCGTTTTGCGGGTTGAAAAATCCGTTTTCAGCTTCAAAAATCCCGATTTTGCGACCTTTTTCGAGTGATATTTTATATTTGTGCTTATAAATCAATTTGTTCTGCGGTTTCGACGAAAAAAACGCTTCACGATGTGAAACCGAAGCCCGCCCCGCCCTCTTCTTCGTTTGCAATCGCACGGGTTCGAAAAGGTGATATATGAGGGGCCATTGTTTCGGATCGGGGAGGGTGCCGGGGAGGGGGTACGAAAAAGAGGACGGCATTCGCCGCCCTCTCGATATGCGAGGCAATATTGTTCTATCGCACGGAGACGTCGCCGGCCGTGCCGCCGGGGAGTCCGCGGCCGAGGTTTCGTTTGACGATGGCGATCCACTCCTTGCGCATCATCATATATTTGAATGCGTCCGAAAAATTTGTCGATGTGACGAGGCGCTTGTGGTCGGAGGATTTTTCGGCACTCTTATCCTTGCCGATGCGGCCTTTCGAGTCTACGATCGTCTTAGCCAGTTCGAGCGATGCTTTGAGATTGCGGCAATGTATGGCGTCGATCTGCAATTCGGGCAGGCGCGGATTGTGTCCGGTCATCAGTTCTTGCATGAAGATATACTCGTTGGACATAGGAATATTCGCCTGACCGAGTGACATGAGCTGTACGCGCCAGCCGGTCGGTGATCCCGTGGCGTTTCGTTCTATGGCTTCTTTGATTTGGACGGCCATAGATTGATTGCTTCCCTTGTAGTTATTGCCGCTTCGGTCGTAGTAGAATTTAACGACCTTGTGTTTGTGAGGCGCGAAGAAGTGCAGAAACTTGTCGGCCAGTTCGCGCACCCACTCGGGCGGGAGACTGAAGAACTCTTTGAGGATGCGCAGCACGCGGCCGTCGTCCTGTGCTATGAGCATGGAGAGCATGTTGCCGAAGTCCATCGACATGTCGATTGCACGGTTGGGATTGAGGTGCCGGAGCAGACGGCAGTCCTCGGTGTCATGGAAGCCGAGTGCCTTTTCCACGGCCGCGATGTTCCCGTCTGTATAGAAGTGGCGTTCGCCCAAGTTGGGGTAGAACTGCTGTCCCTTCTCGATGCGGGGAGGCATCGACAATATTGCGGCATTGACGTCGGAGAGCTGTGAGGCGAGCGCGTCGGCGAACCATTGCGGGGATAAGATATCAACGTTGACGTAACTCGAAACGATTAGGAACATGCTCTGAGCCTTTTCATGGTGGCGAAGATTGTACCAGCGTTCCATCCAGCGGTTCGCGGTCTTGTATTTGTTCAGATATTCTTGGCGGTCGGCATCGGCCTGCGTGCGGTAGAACTTTTCTTTGGCAGCGATATACTCTTGCACGGCGTCGTTCGCTATGGAGGCCGTTTTCCATACGAGAAGTAAGGTCTCGGGGTCCATTTCCTTGGCTCCTTTGAAAATCCAGTCGTATTCGCCGGTATTGCCGGTGTTGGGCATGTCGGTCGTGAAGGTTTCACCCAGATAGAAGGGAGAGTGTCCGAATTGCAGACGGTAGCCGCGTCGGGCTTTGAGGAGGTTGCCGATCTTGGCTTCGGCAAAATATTTCACCTCGTCGCCGAATACATGGACATAGGAGCGTCCGGCAAGGGACGCCGGGCGATCGAGCGAGCCGAAGGTAATGTTCAATCCGGTGAAAAATACGATTGTCCGCTTGTAGGAGATGATTTTGTTGTAGGGTTTCCAGAAGTAGGGCTTGAGCCATTTCGGGAGGTCGGCGCATTCCTTTTCCGTGAAGGTTGGCGGTTGTTTCTCTACGACATAGTGGACGCCATCGCGGAACCCTTTGCGCTCGAGGGCTTCGAATACCATCGGGAGGACGTTCGCCGTGAGGTTGGCGAAGGTATCGGCCACCCATGCCACCGGGGCCCCCGGCATGTCGTAGACCATTTCTATCAGCCGTTCGACTTGTATTTCGGTCGTCTTGGCCGAACCTCGTCCGGCGACGAGCCGAAGTTTACGGGGCATGACCATCGCGCAGAATTGGGCGAGCCAGTTCATAAACTGGAGATCGACATAGGCTTTCTTCTCAGGCCCTTTAATTTTCGCTCTGTTTCCCATAGTTCAGAATTTCGATGATGTCCACGTCCTCTATGAGCGACTCCCTGCGGAGACGGCTCTTGGTTGCTTCCGGAATGTTGAGTCGCTGAATCTGGTCGTTGATCTCCTGGCGGTTCACGGGCGGGAGGCCGATCACATCGGTCGTCAGCGAAAACACGCGCAAGGGTCGCATGTACATTTGCGGCGGCAGTCGTTGGATTTCGGGCTCGTCGAGTTTGCGGATTTTCGCAGCCTTGGCAATGATCTCGCTGACGGCTTCGTAGTCTTTAGGAGTCGTTGCTACGTTCTTCGCAGCGTGAGCCAAATCTTCGAGCAGTTCGGCATATTTATTCCGGAGGGCCTCCTTGGTCGTGTTCCGATTGGAGTAAAACAGCGCGTCGGCCTGGTTATAATAGTCCACGGCCCGGTCGTAACTATATCCGAGTTGCTGGGTCAGAAACTTGATCGCAGCTCGTTTGCCCACCTGGCGATCTATGGAGTTGATGATCGAGAGCAGGTCGAGAAATAGCTTTTCGTTGTTCGAGAGATCATTCGTGCGGCCTTCTGCCATGTACTCGTAGACGCGGCGAAAGGCTTTCTCGTTGTCGAAAGTGCCGAATATGTCGAGTTTCGAGGTTTTGAACGACTTTTCGCGCCGGATTTTTTCGAGGTGGTTGATAGCCGGCAGGTCGCCGGCTTCAGCGTTGCTGAGCAGTTTCTTATTAATCGTTGCCAACGCTTGCAGGCGTCCGCGGGTTATGGCCAGCGTGACGATGCTCTCGGGATCGTTGTATTCGGCGGTGAATTGGGCGATGTCGAAGCTGAAATAGATGGCCATGTCACGCGGTTCCCACTCTAAGGCCCCGAATTGCTGGAGTTCTTCGATTTGCTCACGGGTTAAGGTGTCCCCGATTCTATTTCGCTCGTAGATTTGTTTGGGCATTGGTGTAGGCGTCTATGAGTTTATCCACTTCAGCCAGAAGTGTCTCCTTTTGGTGTCGGCGCTTTTCCCGCTCGGCTTGCAGGTAGGGTTTTGTCCCTTTTTTGATTTCGTCATTGATGCGCCAGATTGCCGACCGTAGGCGCCGTTGTTCGGCGAGCAGCTCCACGATGTTCAGTCCGTGGAGTTGTTGCCGTTGGCGCAGGTACTCGAAAATCCGATGTTTGCCGAGTATCGCACCATGTTCTCGATAGTAGTCGAGTTCCTGGAATATCGCGCGGTTTTCCTGAAAGTTCTCGATGGCCTCCCGGGCGGTGGTGTAACACTCGTTGAGTGTTGTGCAGTCGAACAGCCGTTCGTGTGCCTGGATATACCGTTCGTGTGCTGTGATTTTATCCGCAGCGAGGATTTTTAACTCGGGCGGACAATCCGGAGCCCGGAGGAAGGGAAAATCGTCGCGGAATCTTCGTCGCGCAGGGCGTGCCTCTTCGCTTGGGGGTGTTATGCCGGCCAGGGTGCACAATTTTTCAATCAGCAAGGGCCGGTATTTCGCGGGCTTTATTTTGACGAGTGACGCGAATCGGGTGTTGTTGCTGAATTGAGAAAAGAGCAGGAGGCCGGCTGTGACCTCGGCTCCTGCTCTCAACCATGCGCGGATTTCCGCCGTCAAGCTATCATTCATCCTTTACGAGTAGCGCGAGTCGGCTTTTGATGGCGGCGAAGCCTTCACCGTAGGCGCAGATGAAACGCTTTCGGATGAGTGCCTCGGCGACGGTTCCCATGCACTCAGGACACCGTACGGCATAGCTCACGGTGTTGCCGAAAGTCATGCCGATTTCCTCGGGCAGCTCTCCGGGGTGGGCGATACCGTTGTACACTTCGAGGAACTCCTCTTCGGTGTAGGTGTCGCCGAGTTTTTCGAGGGCTTGGAGCACGGCTGTTGCTTCGACGAGGAACGGAAGCCCCGTGCAGGGTGTTACCACCCATTTGTCGGAGTCCGGCTTCGGTTTCATGCGGCGGACGCGATAAGCCGTGAGGTCGGCGAGATTGACGCGGTGCGTCGGGAAGCAGTTCGCCGGGACGATGATGAACGGGTCGGGGATGTCGTCGTTGGCTATCACCCGGTCGATGACTTCGGAGAACGGACCTTCACCGATTTCGACGGGGATGATAATGGCTCCGACGGCTTTCTGCTCCCATACTTTTGTCAGCAGGGGCAGAGCCTCGGCCGAGCCGAGTACAACGATGGAAATCCCGAGCTGGGGAACGGGCCCGGAAGCGGGAATTGCTCCTGCTTCCGGGGTTTTACGTTCCTGGGAATGATCCTTTGCCATGGCGTCAGAGGGTTTCTCCGGGTTTGGCCGGTTCGTCCATCACTTCGGGCAGTTCTCCCGTGTAGGTAAGGATGCGGAACTCGTCACGGACATCCTGCTGGAGCGTGATGGTGTTCTTGGCACCTTCCTTTGTGTCCTGGGTTTCGGACTTCAGCGAGAGCGGATTGCAGGGCGAGCCGACGATCTTGGCGCCCTTGCCGTCGCAACCGCGGACGATGGCGCCGAGGTTGCGGTTGGTGTTGTACTCGGTGAAGTCCTCCATGTCCGTAGAGGTTCCGGGATGTGCGAACTTCACGCCCTTTTTGTAGCCGCGGGCATCCGCCTCGCCTTCGGCTTCCTGAAGGAGCTCGATGCTGTCGGGTGTCGCGTATACGGGCTGGAGTTTCGCACCCTCTTTCAGTTTGAATCCGTCATCGGCAATCGTGACGCCGACCTCCCGGACGGGATAGGTCTCGACGTCATCCATGTCGAAGATAAGGATGTGCGGATTTTTCGGGGACGGGTTCCCGGCTCCTCCGGCCGGGCGCCCGATTGCTTTCTTTGTGTAAGGCATAGCTGTTGGTGTTTACATGGTTTCGGGGTCGTTGCTTTCCTCCGGATTCTCAGGGCTGGGGTCGGATTCCTGATTCTCTTCGACCTTGGAGGTGATCCACTTGCCCGTGGCACCTTCGCGCGTCGAGGAGATCGCAGCCTTCGGGTCGTAGCCGTCCGGTACAATGGCGAACACGGCTTCGCCGAGCAGGAAGCCGACGCCCAGCCAGAACTCGCAGTAGAAGCGCACCTCGTAGTCGTGCTTCTGGATGTCGGTGATGAACTGTTCGGGGTTCTTGTGTCGCAGGCCGACGAAGTTCTCCTTCGGCGTTGAGAAGACGATGGGCGAGCCGTAGAGGCTGTCGAGCACCTGGAGGTAGCAGTTCGAGAAATCGACGCGATCCGCGCCGAAGTTCACCTTCTCCGTCCCGGAACCGGCGCCCCACTTGTTCTTGTAGGCCCGCTTGTACTTGAGGTAGACATCGCCCGACATGAAGACGGGCATCTGCTTCGATTTGTAGAGCGGTGCGAGCGACGCCACGAAGTCGTTGATGACGGTCAGCACCTCGTCGTCGGTCGCTTCAAGCAGGTTCTTGGTGGTGTTGAAGAACCGCATCTGTTTGTCGAGCGATTTTTTGGCTTCAACAAGAATCGTTTCGAGGCCGTCCATCGTATCCTCCGTTTTCTGGGAGTCTGCGACGTATTTTGCTTTCGAGATCATCACGTTCTCGATGTCCTCGGCAATCTGCGGGAGCATCACCTTGTCGACGATGTAGCGCGTGATCGGCATCTGGTCGGGCGTCTTGCCCTCGTCGTAGAGGTGGAAAAGCCAGCTTTCGCCGACCTCGGCCGGGATGATCGAAAAATTGACCTTGTGACGGAAATTCTTGATCGTGAGGGGTGTGAATTTCGCACTTCCCCGCGGCGTCCATTGCGGCTTGAACTGCTGAACGACGTGATCTACGGATTCACTCTCGACGGCTTTGTACTCCGTCGTGGCTCTTTTCCAAGAGAGGTGCTTCGACGTAGAGAAGCCCTGGTAGAGCTGCTGGAGAATGTCGAGGTTGTTGCCCTGCGACAGATACGGGCCGAGCTCCTTGCGGAGATCTCCGACCTCAATCGTGGGGGTGTCGGCCATGACGCCCCGCTGGAGGAATGCGGCCGCGGCTTTGTTGTGTGCCAGGGCCATGTCGGCCTTGAATTGGCCCCGCTGGAAATTCCTGATCCCCTCGATTGCCGTCGTGGCTCCGGGGAGATCTTCGGGTTTGGCCGCCAGCGTGGCAATGTCGTTCTGGAGCTGTTTGATCTGAGACGTGAACCGGGCTTCGACCTGCTCGGTGGCGTGGTGAAGGGCCGCTTCGTAGAGGTCGTTGGCCTGTTCGTCCTCGGTCGAGAAGGTTTTCTCCTTGAGCAAGGATACGAAGTTCGGCCCGAAATGTTCGGTTAGTTTCTGCTCCTCCTCTGCGGTGAATACCATCTTACCCTGTGCATCAGCCGTCGGTTCCTTTTTGAGAAATCGAACGACCAATTTGCCCATCTGGGTGTTGGAAAGAAATTGTTTGAAATCCATATTTTGAAAAATTAGTGGTTGTATTGTGCCCGGATGGCAGCGTTTTCGATGCACTCGGCGAGGGTCATCGTTCCGTTGATGAGTCCGAGGTCTTGAGCTTCGTCCGGGTGAAACATGGCTCCGGAGAATACTCCGGGTGCGTCGGCCTTGATATTCGGCCGCCCAGCCTTCACGTCCTGGTGAAATTGTGCGACGGTGTGGGAGAGTTCTTCCTTGATGAGCGCATATTCGCCTTCGAGCGCCTGGCGGTAGCTGAGGTTTTTGTCAGGGCTTTCATCTGCGTAAACCGTGATGACGGTATAGCCTTCCTTTTTCAGTTTTTTCGTGTCGTCGACGATGTGATACAATGCGCCGATGCTTCCGACTTCGGAAAGCGGGTTGTCGCAGAAAATCGCGTCGCATTGCGAGGCTGTCCAATAAGCCAGCGACGCACAAAAGTCTACATGTGCGATGATCGGCTTGCCGAGAGCCTGCGCTTGGCCGATGGCCTCTTTGAGTATGGATACCGCATTCGCGGCACCACCGCCGGAGTCGATATCGAGGACGATGGCGCAGATCTCCGAATCATTTGCTGCCCGTCTGATTGCACGGGCATAGGTTACGGCTCCTGTCGTGAAGCAGGAGTCGTATTTGGTAATTGTTCCGACGATTGGAATGACGGCGACCTTCGACGGCCTGGATTCGGAACCCGGACTTGCTTCGTAAAGGTTGACTGCCGCGGCGGAGAATTCGAAGGAGGGCCGGGCCTCTCCGACCCGTTCGCCGCGGAGGAAAGAAAGCGCCACCGGGAGCAATGATTCGTAGTCGTGTACGAACCATTGCCCACGGCGGACGTCGGAAAGGAGCTGAAGAGGATTCTGGGTTGTTTCTATGCGGAACATTTGTGAATTTTTCACAAACTTACTCGCACCCAGGAGCGATAGAAAGGACTTTTTTAATAGGTCGCGGCGGGTTCTTGGTCTTGTATTCGAGAGTAAATTCGCATAGTTCGCCCTCTTTAACGAGTGGGCGGCATGGCAAATCTTCCGTGCCGAGGATGTAGTAGCCGGTTGTGAGACGGATTTTTATGATGCAGGGCTGATGGAGAAGCACGACGTCGCTGAGGAGTGTTGCCGTGACCTTGGTAGTCCAGTAGGTGCCGTTGTCATCCTCTTTTGGCGTGATCTCAATGCTCCGAGGGTTGACTTTCGAGAGTGGCAGATTCCGGAAATAATTTGATGGGTCGTTCCATGCTTTGACCCCGATGCGGGCGATAAATTTCTGTTTCATTTTTTTGACGTTAAAATTGACAAAATCGCAAGTCAAATTAAATTATTTTATTATATGTGAATCCTGCTATTTTTTCGGAGGTTCGGGCGGTTGTATCTGGCTGAAATGATAACGCGCCTTTCGATGGATAAGGTCGGCCTTGCGACGGATGGCGGCGAGTGATGTCCGGTAGGCTCGTTTACCCAGCGTCTCGGCATAGTCGGCCGACACGAGATGCCGGGAAACTACGAACGCTTCGATGATGTCGCGCTTGGGCATGCCGGCCTGGATGCCTTGCAGGTAGTAGGTGTCGAGGTCGATGTTGAACAGCGCATCGAGGATCATGTTGAGCCGTTTGGTGTCGGCCTCCGTGAAAAAGACGTAACGGGTCATTGCGGCGTAGGTGGTTTGGTGACGCGGCAGAATGAGGGTTACGGTGAACTCGTCATCGGACCTGCCGATAGGCGTGTCGCTGACCT